TCATTGCCATTCTGGCTTGCATTCGGATTCACAGGATCACTCATAATTTTCTTTCTCCTTTGCTTTGCAAAATTTATACCCCGTCTTCTTTGACGGCTTGCGATTATAAAGCATTTCTCTATGCTGATTTTTTATTGTGCTTTACTGCACTATTTCAAACGGCATATTGCCATTTAAAACCATAAGCTTTATGAACATCAGTGGGTCAACACCACATAGCACCGGCAGTTGATATTTAATGCAGGATTCTCAAAATCCCCGGGATACATGGCAGAGTCCCCGTCATCGGTATAAAACCGGTCATTGATGCCTACGCTAACCCCGTCAAGGTATTGATGTTCATCCCTGACCCTGTCATCCTTCATGGTTTCCCATGTCTTCATCAGAGTGGGATCTCCGCTTTCAACTGCTGCATCAAACACTCCGGTGTTGTAATCTCGGTGAGACTCCGTTTCGATGATCCTTTGTACTTCCTCGTAAGTACTGTCCACACTGATTCTGTCTCTGAAAGTCTCACCGGCTACCTCAAGGTTCACTGCCATATCATCAGAACCGGCAACCATCTGCACGGTTCCTATGACCTCTTCTGCATCATGCCATCCGTAGGCATAGATCAGACACAGGATGAATTCCAGGTAATCGCAGAACTGTTCAACCTCTTCCTTTTTCGGCTTTTCTGCCCGTCTGAAAAGCAGTTCCGCATCCTTCCGGATGATTTCAAGTTCATCCCAATGGAAGACATTACTCATCCGTCTTCACATCCTGCTCCTGGTTGTTCTGCTCACTCCGCTTCGCCTTTTCTTCCTCAAGCTTGGCATTCAGTGCGGTCATCTTCTCAAACCATTCGATTCCTGCTCTGTGTGCTTCTTCCACATCCGTGAACAGACCACAGGCTTCGTATGCATACTTGGGATCAATCTTGTCGCAGCCAAGCATCGTGGTAAGGGTCTGACTCTTGGACAGGAGATTGTCATAATTGTGACGGGGCATCTTGATGTCCACATCAACAGGTTTGAATTCAAAACCGCCTTGTGATGCCTTGGTTTCTCCACAGATACGGGAAAGCAGCCAAAGCATTTCCATTTCCGGAGCATAGAACTCTGCTTCAAAGTCCTTTGCCCGTGTTTCTGCCCCTTGCCATCCGTTTTTGAGGATCACTGCCCCGTTGTTGGAACTGTCACCGGTATTGCCGTCACTCTGGCTCGGCATACCGACAATTTCATGGATCGCACGGTACAGGTCTTCCTTCAGTGCCTGGTTCTGCTGCTGATCAAGCTGCTCGGACAGGTTCTTTACATCCGCTTTTTCACCGTTAAGGGATTTCAGCAGGATCATACCGGCTTTACGGATGGAGTTTGCGGTAGTCCCTTCCTCAAGCTGACAGTTGTACAGGACAAGCAGACTCTGTACGAACTGCGATACCGCTTCAAGCCGGTCACAATCGAAATTGTTGACCGCATCGAGCAGTGAAATGACGATCTCGATGCATCCTTCCCTTTCCAGGTTGCACCGGTACTCGATGATGGGGATCATTCCGAAATGGTTCACATACTGCTTCGGCTTTTTATCCCCGTCTGTCCACTTGAACAGGAACTGATCAGTGAAAGCGGAGAACACTTTTTTCCTGTCCTTGTTTTCACTGTAGTAAACACCGGCAAGCGGAAAGTGCGTATGGTTGTTCGCACGGATCACAAAGGAAACACGGGGATCCAGGGTAAACAGGCTGAACGGAACCTTCATGTACGGTCTGCGGTTCTGCTCCACCAGACGGCAGCATACACCGCCGATATAAAGCCATTTGCCAATTTCCTTGTCGATGTTATGCTTGCCGATGACACGCATGGCATCGTTCAGCTTTTCAATTCCTTCTGGCTTGGAATCTTTCTTTGCGGAAACATAGGTAATGGGTTCAGCAAACTGATACCCAACTTTGAAATTTACGATTTCGTTCGCCCTGTTCTCACATACAATCTCCGTCAGTTCCGGACGAAGTTCACGTTCACGGTCATAGACCGGCTGATCACCCTTGTAGTAGTTCCACAGGTAATCAATATCGGCAGCGTTCTTTTCATGGATCCGCATTGCTTCCGTGACCACTTCAATGACATTGTCGGCAGTGATGGTTTCCTCGGCAGTGGTGATCATCTGTCTGCCCGTGAATTTCCGGACAAACTTACGGGTTGAATCCACAAGAGCAACCTGGTCAGCAGTTGCGACCTGTTCAGTTCTCGGTTCATTTGTCTGATTGGCTTCGCTCATGCTTCTCCACCCCCGTTCATCAAAAAAGCGCACGATCACGAATCACATCGCAATCATGCGCTATTCACCGGACAGTGGGGTACGGTGTGCGGTTCATACCCCACTGCCTGGAGAAAAAGAAACTATGAAGACAGTTCCTCGGTTGAATAATAAAACAATAAAAATGCAAATGTCAATACTTTTTCACTATTTTCTTTAGTAATTCCTTAAAATTCCGAACATTTGCCCATGTAACACCCAAAAATGTGCGTATTTTTGCAGATCAGAACATCCTTTTGATGATTTGTACGGTTGCTCCTGCCATTCCCTGGACATATTGGCTATACTGTGCCATCGCATCCGGAGCATCATCGTGTTTGTTCTTACCGGCAAGCGAATATGAGCATAAATCCTGCTTGAATTTGCGGTATTCACGCCATTCATCCCCGTGAATGGTGGAATCGTCTCTGAAAAGGCAGTGTTCAATCACCCACGGCTGCTCAACAATGATTTTTGTCTCCTTGTTCTGCTGCGTCCACTTGGTTTCAATCCTTGTCCTGCATCCCTTTGCCTTGATGGCTTGCTGAACATCCGCTGCAAGCTTGCCACCGGCAACATTGGATTCAAACCTGGCTTTATGCGGATTGTTTTTGACCAGGATTGTCTCTATGTTCGTTTCAACAACCTGCGGGGCATAGTTTTCATACAGGACATCCACCAGGTAATGCAGATTGCCGTACTGAAAGAAGATCGGCAGACAACAGAAGTCACTGCCCGTTGTTTTTGTGTCGCATACGGCAAGGATAGCATCCGGATCACCTTCCGGAAGGTCAAAGAAGGTTTGCAGTTCTCCTGGGGGATAAAGCTGCCCTTCACGTTCCATAGGCTGCTGCATATAAATGCAGTTCCAGGAAACAGGATCCATCATCTCACGCTGCTCACGGTAGAATTCCGTGCTGAAACCAAGTCCGAAAGGATAGTCAAAGTTTGATTCATCCTTATCGTCAAGGGCAGGAAGCGAGATGAATTCAGCAGTGGGATCATCCCCGTAGATGTCTTCCAACTTGCCGATGACATCATGCACAGACCAACGGGTCATGATCACCAGGCAGACACAATCACCTATCATCCTCTGACGGTAGTCGGTGTTGTACTGCTGCCATATCTTTTCAAGCCGGTCACGGGAAAGGGCGGTTTCAATGCCGTCCACAAGGTCATCGACATACAGGACATTCGCAGCACGGATTTTACCGGCATTTCCGCTGCCGATGGATGAAAACTCATATGTGCTGAACCGTTTCCTTGTCCCCAGGTCAATCATAAGGTCTTTTGCATTGGTTCCCACAAGCCTTGTCTGCGGAAACACATTCTGCCACCGGTATTCACTGTTCCGTCCGACAATGCGCTGCATTTCATCGTATACGCCACGCAGGAAACTGTTGCTATGGGAACCGATGATATTGGGCAGTTCCGGATGCCTACCGCCCGTCCATGAAAGAAAGAATTCAGCCATAGTGGTTTTGCCTGTGCCAGGTGGCATACTGATGCAGAGCAGACGGATTTTTCTTTCCTCAAGCCGTTGCATTGCCTGTGCAAGGGGCAGTAACTGTTTTCTTCTCGGCATATAGAATTTCTTGTCCTCTTCCCTGTCCCATTCAATATACCGGCAGAAACAATCGAAGTCATGGGGAGCATCAAAAAGCAGTGAATCCCTGTATATCCGCATCAGCTTCTCGCCGTCACGGTCATTCTTCGGCTGAAACTGCGACAAATGTTCACGCAGAAGCTTGGAATACTCATGGGCAGTATGGAAATTAACATCGTCATACTGCCTGGATATCACCCGTTCATGGATATCCTTGATGTCAATGCTGCCCTGGATCTCAATGTCCTTGATAACAGACAAAGCACCGGCAAAAGCTTCCACATCACCCTTGTTCCCTTCTGCCATCATTGCGACCACAAGTCGCATATCATCGGTCATCTGCTTCTTCATCGGTTGTTTCTCCTCTTTTCGATGATGAAATCATACCCTACGGCATGAAGGATATGCAGGACAGTGGACATTCTCATGTCTTCCCGTGAAAGCAAGTTGTTTACTGCCTGTTTGGACATTCCAAGTCTCCTGCCCATTTCTGTCTGTGATATCCCTTCCTGCTTAAGAATGGTTCTGATGATCTGCGGTATGGTCATTTGTCATCACTCTCCATGCCGATGAGGTTGGCATACCGCTTGCGGTAACTGTTGCTTTCACTCGCAACATCTTCCTGCGCTTGAAGGGATTGAACCTGTTCAGTGTCATTCCGCAATCCATCGAAGTTCCTCTGCCAGAAGATGCCCACAACAGGATGCAATCTGCCGTCAGAGATCAATCCTTCTCGGAATTGAGCGCAAGTGCTTTTGATAAACTGTACAAATGCCCGTCTTTCCGGATCATCAGATTTCGCCCAATTCGTAAACTCTGTTGGCATAAATCCCATTGCAGCATATGCACCTATATTGCCTACACTGCTTCCGTCTTCCTGGCACAGTTTCAGATATTCGATAAAGCATGATTTCAGTGATAACAGGTCTTTTCTGTCAGCATGAGAAGCTATTTCCGATACCTTTATGATATGCTGAATCCTCGATGCATTCTCTGCCAATTCTTCCGGTGTCTTCGCAACAGGATATGTCAGTTTCTGTGCAGCTACCTCTCTCTGTTTCTGTGCAGCAGCAGATAATGTGTACCGCCCTGTCCGCTCTTTTTCACCTGGAGCAGAAACAGTGAATACTTTCTGTCTTGTTTTCTTTGACCCTTTCGGTCTTCCCAATGGTTTTCCCACTTTTACCACCCTTTCACTCATTTTGATTCGATATTCGAAAATACTACCCACTTTTTTAACAGTAATATCCCCTATTCCCTTTATATTTTCCACTTCAAAATACTATTCTTTTTAGTGAATGTCAACTGTGTAGTGGACTTTTTGTATTTTGGGGATATTGGAGGGGGTAACCGGCAGTGAACAAGGCTGATTCATTCCCCATGGGGTTATATTTTTTCATTCGATTCGGATACCAGGGAACAACAAATGATTAAAGCATATCACAATATAGCTTAAAAAGTGTTTACATTGTCTTGCATGGTATAACATAGCATACCACATTATACATTTTTTATAATTTCAACTATTCGCTAAACCATTGTTTTACGAATAGTTATATAGTTTTCTGTTGTTATGGTGATTTTATATACCAAATTATACATCTTTTATATTCAATTCCTACTATTTCTATAGGTATTGTAGGTGTTGTTATACTTTATTTTCGATTTTGAATATGTTCGCAAGGGTTACCATTATGCCTTATGCCTTATGCATTATGCACATATAAACATTATGCACATAACTATATATCAATTACACATCATGCACATTATACACAATACAATATATACAGATATGCAGCATATAAAACAACCAATAAATAGATATATGATATATAAACAGATCGGTAAAGCAAAGGGAAATAATAAAATAATATTCAGTTATTGCAACCTGGAATAAATAATAATGGATAGATATATAAACCTGGAATAAGGGAAAGACAGATAATAATATTATATTACTGTATTACTATATAACTATATATATTATATATTATATATATTATAATGATAGAGAATAGACTATAAAATACTATATAAAAAGATCCTGGAAAGCTTATAAATAAAGGGTTACAAGAGATAAT